AATTGAATTTAAATGATACCTAATTGTAGCAGAGTTTTTAGTTTTTGTAAACTCTATATGTATAGATTAGGTAGAGTTTTTATATAAACAAAACTATGATTCTAATTTGTGCTCTACACCAAGATCGTTTAAAAATCTTTCTGGATTAAATCTCCAATTGTCTTTAGCAAAAACAGTCATTATATCAATACATAGTTTATTATAAACGGTTTTATCTATATGATCTTTTATTCCAGAAAGTATTCTTTGAATATCATAATAATCTTTTCTAACAAAAGTACACTCACCAGCCTGGTCTCTTTTTAATATTTTTTGATTTACCGTTCCTGAAGGCTCATACAAAGTTACAGTTAAAAAATTTTTTGCAAATCCCCAATCAGTATATTTATTATATGCAAAAGCAGCATCAATTGCATTACTATAATACAAAATACTTCTTGCTGGTTGCTCTCCATCTCTTGCAATAGTCAACATATAAATATTTTGTGTCTTTTCATTAACACCTTTTATATAATCGTCTACTAAATTTTGATGACTTGGTTTTAATTCGGAATCAGCATGTGTCAACATAACAACTACATCATGTTAGATCTATTAAATTCCATATTGTTATGAATCCAGTGTCCTGGAATCATATATTTTACACCGCTTTTAACTAAATGTGCAGTATGATGATATGGTGCTGATGAAGGAAATATAATGACACTACCTCTTTTTGGCTTAACTCCAAAATCAATTGTTTTGTCTTGAACTGCTTTTTCATAATCTAAGTCTGGATTTTGTTTTTGTAAAATACCATCATAGTCAGACATAGTAAAAGATATTTCTCCACCTTCACAGTCATCATTTAAATACATAACCAAAGAATATCTTAATGTTTTATCGCCATCAAGTTGATCGAAGTGTGGCCCCATCCCCATTCCAGTATTATATATTTTAATATTAAATGATGGAAAAAGATTTGGCTCGTCATAATCATTTTGATCTACGGCATAATCTTTGCAAACATTGTATAACGACTTTGTAATTGAATCATAAACAAATTGCATTTTTTCTTTATATTCAGGTTCCATATTTTTAATTGATGATAAATCAAACGATTTTGTTTTTCCATAAATAAAATTTTTGTTATTTGAAGAAGTCCAAACATCCCAAGACTCTTTGTTATTTTCTTTATCTAGTTTTTCTATTTCAATAAGAGTTGACATAAGTTGATCTAAATTTTCAACTGCATCTTCATAATAATAAACTTTTTCTTCTAAAATATGTTTTTTCATTTATCTAACTCCTCAATTCTATATTTATTACCATCTTTATCTAACTTATATCCATCTTTTATCATTTCTTGCCATTCTGCTTTTTCTTTTTCTTGATACTCTCTTACTTTCTTAATTTCTTCTTCCCATTGCTTTCTTAGTTCTTCTGGATAATCTGATTCTTCTCTATCATCCCAAAAAGAACCGAGAGTATATCTTATTCCTTTTGTAATTAATGTTACCTCATGCATATTTTCAAAACCTCCTGCAAATGCAGCAAGAAGTCCTACTTTTGGCTTTATTGAAATATTGTTTTTAGTAAAATTTAAGATTCCGCCTTCAAAGTCTTCATTTAAATAAATAAAAGCAGCATATCTACTTCTTTCAAATGCTGATGGATTTCCATGTTCATCAGTATTGTCAGAATGTGGTCTTGCAAAAGCACCTGGCTCCCATTTTTGAGTATGATATCCTATTTGAGCAACAGACATTGGATCTATATCTTCAATTGATGCTACTGCTTGTATTATTTTATTTTTTACATCTGAAAAAAATGTTGGTGATAAACCAAACTCTTCTAATGCTGGATCATTATCTTGTGGTAAAACAGATGAATATGACTCGTAAAAAGAAATTGGTGTCCAAGATATTGTATTATTTTCAACTGCTTTTTCTAAAACTTTAATAACGGCAGCAGACTCTTCTTCTGTTAAAAAGTTTTCATAAACAACTATATCTTTTGATAGTCTCTGTTTATTATTTAAATTCATTTTATTCGTATCCCATCTGCAAATTCATTTTTATTTGGATGTTCTTGTCTAAACTTTTCCATTATATCATTTTGCATTGATGCCCAGACATCTTTGCCGAACTTTTTTTCATTTTCAAACCATTCAGGATCACCATCTTCATATTTTACCAGATACATCCTAGAAAGATATTTATTTCCATTTTTTGCAGGAAGAACTCCATGTAAATATACATTTCCATTTTTTCTCAAAATATCTGGATGTCCAGATGGAAAAACTAATATATCTCCCATTTCTGGCTTATACATATATAAATCTTTACCTATTGCAAAATCAATTTCTCCACCTTCATAATCATCATTAAAATAAGTAAGAACTGTTATTGCAAATTTATATCCTGGACTTAAAATAGGCTCTCTAATAAAGTCAGAATGATATGACATGGCTAAAAATGGATCATTTGAATTAATTCCAGAATAGTCACGATATTTTACTATTGATGGACCATACATTTTCCATCTTGGAACAACATTATTTTCTGTATCAATAACAGTTTCATGAAAATTAATATCAATGCCAGTGCGTGATATATAATCTTTTATAACAAAATTAAAATTATTAACTAATTCTACAATAATAGTTTTTTGATTATTTTGTCTTTCTGTTGATACCTCTACATTATCAATAAGTTCAACTTTAAGATATGGGTCTAGCGAGGTTGGATTTAAGTATTCTCCAAACCCTGACCATTGTGACCAATAATTAAAAAATCTATCTGGATTTTTATCTGTAGATTCTTTTAATGTTTCATAATTTTTTTTAGCATCTTTAAATAAATTTTTATAAACAATAATATTTGGATATAATTCAATTGAATCTTCATATATTTCTGTCATGGTTTTTTATCTCCAGTATGCTTTAAAATTGTCCAAAAAAATGGACAAGTATATCTAATTCCTTCTTCAACTTTTGTTACTCCATGTATATAATTTTTGTCTCCTGGGAAAAAATAAGCAGCACCCTTTTTTGGTTTAATCTGAACATCTTGCAACGGAAAATATAACTCTCCACCAGAATAATCATCATTTAGATAAAATAAACTTGCAATGTCATAATGTGGGAAGTCGTTGGGCTTTCCAGCATCTGGACCTTCATGAAGTTCTTTGTCTGCATGTGGATGTTGAAATTGTCCAGGAAGCCATTTTACGATAGCCTTTCCTGTTGGCTCAACAACAACATCAAAAAAATTTTCAATTTCTACTTTTAATCTTTGAAAAAGACCTTCTAAAATTTTTGAAATTTTTGGATCATTTTTATCTAATGTTGGACCAGTTGCAACGCGATCTTTCCAATAGTCTGCATCATAAATTACAGTACCATTTTCATTTTTATGTGTTTCAGTAATATCCCAGATTGTTATAGATTTTGCTGCATTTTCAAGATACTCAACTTCTTCTTTTGTCATAAAATTTTCTAGTTCAATAATCATGGACTTATCATTACCAAAAAATCCTGATGGAGTTATTGATTCTTTTTTGTATGGATTAGCGTTATTAATCATATTTTTATTATACCATTTTCTTTATTCATAAGTTCTTGGCTCCCATATATTTTTTTTATAAACTCCTCCATCTGGAACCCTATAAAGACGAGTATTTTCTTGATATTCTTTTTTTATTTTATTTTGATCTGTTTCTTCAACTACCTCTGAAATCCAATTTTCTCTTTTAAAAGGAATTAACTGAATATAAGAAGTTCCTGCTGGAATAATGCCAGTAAATCCTTTTCTTAAAAAGAATGGATATGATCCTGGTTGATGGACTTTATCTAAATCAATAATGCCACTTGTAGTTAAAAATGGTAATTCATATCTATTAAATGGTGTTGCATAAATTGCACTATATCCACTTGGAAGTATAATTTGCCAGTCGCCAAACCAAGCAAAATGATCTTCATAATATCCTTCTGGGTGCATGAACTGTGGCATGGCAGGCCTTTTCTGTATAAATGAAGTATATTTTGAATTATGAACTTTAACATCAATTTTATTGTCTTCATTTAAAAAAAATTCAATATCACATGGAGTATTTAAAGAATACCCAGTTGCCATAATATCAAATAGTGCTGGACAGGCTTTCCAGGTTGGAATTTTGCCTTTATCTGGACCAACAATAAAGTCATCTTTAAAGTCTTTTGCATACCTATCTGCTTTTCTATACCAATCTGGTATTGATTTTACAATTGGCTTTGGTACTGAATTGCTTTGTGATGATAGCCAAGATCTTGCAGCCTTAAATATAATTTTATGTTTATCCATTGCTATCCTTTGTATAATCATTAAAATTTAATTTTAAAGTTTTAACCTCATGATCTCCAAGTTTATTTCCTTCGTGATCAACACCATCTCTATAAAAGTTAGTCCACTTATCTGTTATTATTTTTTCTTGTGAAGCCATGCCATAATCTTGTAAAAATTTATAGTGATCTTGATCAAATTGTGCATCATACAAATTAACAGACACATCCTGTAAACCCTTTAATGAAATAGGGATAATAGATGCTATTGGAGTATTTGCGGGTATTGTGATCTCTTTATTTGCCAATGTTATTCTCCATGCAGCAGGGACTGGTGCCTTTAATATTGATGGATTAATAATTGTTGTAAAACAGTTAGTTCCTTCAATAAACTGATTTGGAACTGGCATTATCATAATGCTTATATCATTTTTTGTTTTTAAATAAAGATTAGTGTCAAAACTAATAGTAGCATTTGCTCTGTTTAGGTTTACAAACTTATGACCTTTAATTATTTTAATATGATCAGAAAATGTATCTGAAATTCCATCCCAAATAAATGTAATATCTTCTGGAAAAGAAAATGTCCACCCAATCAAATTTGCAGATGAAACTGGAAAGCATCTATATGCATGTTTGCCATCTGTATTTTCCATCCACTCTCTTTTCATGGTTAATGGATAAAAATTAACTAATGATCCCCTTTCTTTATAAAAATCTAAAGTAAGCATTAATCTCCAGTTTCTTGATAAAACTTTGGATTATGAAATTTTGAACTATAGTCAAGCATTGTTACTATAGAGTATTTCGTACCAGATGTTACTGGCATTGCTCTATGTGGATACATAAAATTAGATGGAAATACAAAAAGATCTCCAGCCTTAGCCTTGATGTTTAAATTTTGTAGTCTAAAGGTAAGTTCTCCTCCCTCATAATCATCGTTAGGATATCCTACTAGCGAAACAACACAGTTATACGAAAACCCATGATCATGATGTTCTTGAAAATGTTGTCCAGGACCATATTTAATAAAATTCATTGCTTCCCAATATTTTAATTCTCCTATGTGAAAACTATTACAATAGTGGTCAACAACTGGCTTTGATTTATCATAAACATCTTGCCAAAGACTTTGTAAAAATAAAGACTCATTAGATTTATCATCTTGAATGTCAGTTTTTTTAAATTTAAAATCTACACAATCTCTATATTCTGGCATTCTTTGTTGATATCCAACAAGCGCTTCTCTCCATTTATACCTAGCATTTTCATTACTAGACACAACAGACTCTAGTCTATTAATAATGTCAATATCTTTAGTTAAAACATCATGATATACAAAAATTCCACTTCCAAGATCTTCGTAGGAAGACCAAGTTTGTCCTGGATAAAAATTGTTTGACTCAATAATTGGTTGCATGATTCTCCTTATGATTATTATCATTATAGTCTAGCATAATTACAACAGAATATTTAACTCCTTCTGTAATACTTTTTGATTCATGCTCATAAACAAAATTAGAAGGAAATATTGCAATATCTCCCGCTTTTGGTTTAATTGATAAATTATGTCTAATAAAATCTAACTCTCCGCCATCATAGTCATCATTTAAATATACTACTGCCGATACTGTACAGGTATAATAAGGGCCATGATCAACATGTGTTTTAAAATATTCATCTTTTGAATATTTAACAAAGTTAAAAGCCTCCTTATAATTCATTTTTAAATGCCACAAAGATTCATAATGTTGAAGACACAAATCAAGTTGATTTTCTACAATTTCATGGATATCAAATAAGTTTTGATTATATTTTTGATATTTACCTA